TAACTTGGGTTGCCATGATTGCTCCTTATATTGTTCTTGTGTAGTAGGTAGAAACTCGAACATCTGCAATGAGCAGCGTTGATGCTCCAACTGTTGTGACTGTTGGTCTTTCGACCGAACTGACAATGTATCCATTTGGAATTACTGCCAGAACACTTATGATTAACTGCTCGATATTGTCGAGCGATGCTGGATTGCTGTTATATGCAACTGCAACTGTAATGGTCATATTGACCTTTGCGCGAATGTTTGATTTGCTTATTGTTTCAAATTCAAGATACAACGAATCTGGAACGCACACGATTGCTGGTGGGATTATAGACTCTGGAACGAAGGCGTAAACATTTCCTGCAACGCTAGATAAAGCAGTTGCTAATGGCGTGCGAATTTGTTCAAGGATTGTTTGGTTAGCCACTATTGAGCCATGCTTTCGGTGTCAATATATGAGCCAAGCAAACCAACGCATTTGTTAAATAATGATCGACCCATTCTAAATGGTGTTGAAGTAAAATCTACTCCTTCGATTTGTCCTCCGCCTGCAAGTCTTGCTTGGAATACTTCGACTGAAACTGTATAGACGGCTGATTGAACAGCTGCATTTCCAACATAAGTTGATCCGCCAGAAAGGGCAGCAACTCCGGATGGGATGACATTAGCCTCGAGTAGATCGGCATTAGTGATCGATTGTGAAAAGGTATATTGGCCAAGATTATCTGCCAACACAGCTCTTGTTCCGTTGTAAGGTGTTCCGCATCCTGTGATGACGACTGATTGTCCTTCGGTGAATTCATGAATCCCTAGTGTAGTGAAAGTGGCGACATTGGTTGTCAGTTCTACTTTTTGAATTGGGCTTTTGAATGTAACTAGCATAGGCAGAATAACAGTTTCTGCGGTGTCAATAATTTGATTTAAATAAGTGTCATCATAAAGAGAAGAAGATACGCCAAGCACACTTCTTAACTGACTGGCAGTAATAATTGTAGGCAAAGCGCACCTTCCTCTCTAAACTCCCATTTATAGCTGCCTACCAGCGGGAGCACCAGTAGGCATTAAGGGCTTACTTAGTTCTTGTTGAACCAAACTGCGCCACCAGCAATTTTAACTGCAAGTGCGCCGTAGCCATAGTAAGCAACAGATACTTGACCAGTTGCTGTAATGTCTGAACGAAGTTGTAAGCGTGGGCTCTCATACCATGTGAATGCATCTGGATTTACTACGATCATTGACTGATCTCCAGTTGTGTATCCATCAAGTGAGCGAGAAACATAAAGATCCAAGCCAGCAACATTTCCACGAAGTGATTGTGGTCCAACTGCGCCACCTGCATTTTGTGGTTGTGATGCGTTGTAGATTGGGCGACCTGTGTCGTTGTAACCCATGATGTTACCCCATTGTGTGCTATTAACAATTAAGTTACGAGCAAATCCAAGTGAGCCAGAATAAACTGATGCAGCAGCAGCTGACACATAAGATAGAAGTCCAGTTGAAGTGTTATCAACAGCAGTAGTTGCTAATGCGCAAGATGATCCAAGAACTCCTGCTACATAAGCATCAGTTGTTTTTGCATAAGCATATTCCATTTGACGAACTAATTCATCAAAGAATGCTGGAGATGAACGATCAAGAAGTTCAACTGAGAATGTTTGTCCGCCAGCAAATTTCTTAACATCAACTGAAACAAATGAAGCTGCTTGATCGGTTGTATCGATTGCTGCTCCCTCTGCCTCAAGTGTTACTGTTGGAGCAGTTGTGATCTTAGGAATTTCAAATGTCATTCCTGATGCTGGTAGAACTCCGCGAGATAGAGCATCAATTAAACCACGATCAGCATTTGAAATGCCATTGATGATTTCAGTTGATTGTGGAGTTGGGATTAAACCAGAATTGTTGCTGGTTGTGTCAGCAGCCATTACATACTGACGGCTTTCTTCTGAACCTAATGCAGCACGAACTGAATGCTCCAAGTAAGTTGCTTTTGAATTGATTGGTGAGCGTGGTTTTGTGTAAGCAACTGATTGAGTTGCTACGACTACCACAGGCTCAGACTTTGCAGCTTCTACCGCTTCGGTTGCGATAGGAGCATCTGAAGTTGTATCAGACACTTTGTCCTCCTGTGTTGTTGTATCCTCAGCGGTTGCTTCGGAATTCTCTGTTGGTGTTTCTGTTGCAACTACGCGTTCAACGCGAGCTGATGCAATTGCTGGATCTGCGACAAGGCTGACCTCAGATAATGAACTTTTTGAAATAACCATTGCGCCATCTTTGTTATCCCATGTATCAACCATTACTCCGACAGAAAATCCATCGCGTAATCCAGTTGCTGCCTCCTCTAAAGCATCATCAGCTGCAAAAGTCTTTGCTAGTTTGAATGTGCCTTCTAAACCTTGATCATTGGCAGTTATATCAATCAGTTTTCCAAGTGGGCGAGTTTTGTCATGTTCTAATAACAATTTGACAGGCTTTGAGAAATCAATGCTGTCTTTGCTAAAAATTGTTTTTCCTGCTGATGTGTTTCCTGCTTCGTTCCAACTCACGATAGTTCCAGAGATAGTTCTCTTATTTGTATCGGCAGCGGTTATTGTTATTGGGAAGTTAATCTTCATCGGATTAAGTCCTCCTCCTCTTGGATTTGTTCGATGCTCATCGCACCGATGCGGTTTAGGATTTCATAAACTTGCGCACGCTCTAATGCTGAACCACGCAAGAAGTCATCAATGTCAAAACGAACTTCAACGCCATTCGGCACAAAATCAGCAGCTGACAGTCTTTGCTCAATAGGCGTAACTACATTTCTTAAGCTGAAATCAATAAGGGCTTTTCTTTCAGCAGTCATGTTTGAATAAGTCATTGAAGTAGTTTCAGCAGATAAGAATGATGCTGGAATACCAACAGCCCGGGCAATTTCCAAAGCAAGATATTGGCGTGCTTCATTTAATTGCAATTTTTGCGGATCAAAACCCAATGCAGTCAATTCAACATCAGCATTTAAGAATGCAGTTGCTCTTGTGTTTCTCGCAACTTTCCAACTTTCAAGAAGTTTAGAAATACGCTCTGGAGTAAGATTTGTTCCATTAGATTTTAACACCATTGTTGGAACTGGCTCTTTAGCGTATAACTCAGCAGCCTTTTCTAATTCTTGAGCTGCTCGGATTGTGCGACCTGCGCGATTTAATACGCCTTCATCTAATCCGCTAAACACAACTAAAGATCCAATGCCAGTTGCTGGAACATGCATCCCATCAACCATGTATGAAGTAATTTCGGTTTGATTTGCATTTAAGTTATATGTAACACGATTTGGCGCAACTCTTGTCCATGCGCGAACGCGACCACCATCAGAAGCTGAATATGCATCTAATACTTGACCATATGCAACGCCATGAAATAATAAATCCTCAGCGATCCAAGCATAAATTGCTGATCCAGCAACTCTTGGGTCTGGTTGCATAATTACGCGTTGCGGTCTTAAATGTTCTTTTGTAAAATGATTGTAAGTTTCAATTGGTAATGAACCGATTGTTGAGCAAATTATATTTCTTGCTCTTGCTACTGATGGAACTGACATCGCTTGTTCGCGAGTTGCAGTTTGCGCTCCATAAAATAATCCGCCAACAGCTGATTGCAAATTGTAAGGAGTGTTGGCAGCAGCGACATCCATTTGAACTGTTGGTGTCTGATTTGTCAGAAATCTATCAAATAATCCCATTAGCACATAATATACCATATATCCTAATTATCCGACTTGTATATCAATTTCCGTTTCTTGTTGTGTCGCAAAATAAGTTGCTAATGCCGAAGCGACAGCTGCACAAACTGCCACTCGACTAGCACGCCTTCCGATGATCCATGACCCATCCCCATAGGGCAGTTTCGCAGCGGAAAGAGTTTGTTGGGTCAGTTCATCCTGCCCACCATGCTGTAATCGATGAGAATTGATTGCGCCCAGCCATCGATCACAACTTTCAGCGTAAATCGCCCCATCCATATTAGTGCAGGGAAATCCAGCAGGAATTAACCGACTTGCAACGGCTTGTGCAGTCCTAGCTGAATAAGCGATTGTCTGAACATTATATTTTCTTACATACGGCGCAATATCGTTTGCAACCGCTAGATCGTTAATTGAATAATCATTTGACCAAGTGTGCAGTAATACTAGATTAAACTTCTCGCCCGGAAGTTTTTGAGTTGCAGTAAGGGCAGCAAATTTTCTGTCTGGACTTAAGTCTAAGCCAAACCATGTTTCCTTTTCAGGATCTAAAGGTATCGGATCGATCTGACACAATCCCCACTTTTGGGCATCAATTGCAGAGTTGATTGTATCCACCCATTGTGCCAAAACCTCAGTTCGCACAATATCAGGCGGATCATTAATAACTGCTTTTAAGTTATCTGGATGAATTGTTACCCCTAGCGATGGATTGGCTTGAGCGAATGCAGGCCAGTTCATTTCTCCTGACGGAAGGAGAATTGGCGCATCGGGTTCGGCACTCCACTCAAACCAACCGATCGGATCGTTGGTCGTAGCTGAAACCAACGCTCTCTCACGCAATTTGTTTAAGATAACAGAATGTTGATCTCCTGCTGAAGAATAAATCCAAACTTGCGGATTTTTTGCGGCTAACATGGAGTAGCGCATAGATGACCAAGCGTCCTCATCTTTGTATTCTCTTAATTCGTCTAAGTGAATTGTTTCAGGTTTGCTCAAACCTCTAGCTGCATTGTTGGCAGCCTTTACAACAAATCGTCTGTTGCCAAATAATTCAATTTCCTCCGCGCCATGTTGCCAGCGAATTTTTTTAACTTCCTTTTCGAGTTCTGGATGTTGTTCAATTAATGCAACAATCTGCCTAAATGTTTCAAGTGAAGTTGTAAGCCTATGAGCTGATGCTAATTGTAAGCCTTCTCCCCACACAAACATTCCTGTCAAAATTCTGAGCATCATAATTGTCGATTTTCCTTGTTGGCGAGCACAAATAAGCCCCAGCTCTGAGTGAGCCCATCTGCCATCGGTTCTGACTTTGTGGCCATGAATGCACACGAATTTTTGCCATTCCATAAGATTGATGCCAAGTTCGGTAGCAAAGTCAATCATTTCTTGACCTTTTGACGGCAAATCATTGAGTTTAGAGTGAATACGCGGTGTTTGCACACCTCCTAATCCCGGATAAGCCTGATCGCTTAGGATCTCTCCAGTTTTAAGGTCAATCAAGCTGATCCATTCGGTTCGTGCCCGATTGATGTGTTTTGTGGGTTAGAAAAGGAACGGGGGGTCGGTGGTGTTCTCTTGCTCACAAAAAACCGCCCACCCTTTGATAAATTACATCGTTTGCAACTTGCAACTAAGTTATCATCGCTATCTAATCCGCCAAGCCTTCTAGGTATCACATGGTCAACTGTATCTGCTTCTTGCCCACAGTATTGACAGATATGCCCATCTCTCCTAAGTATTCTTTGTCTTATGTTTCGCCATTGTCTGGTCGATCCACTATCTCTTAAAGCTGATTTACTCAATACCATCCCTTAATCTTATGATGATCTAAAGCATTGCAAGGATTT